TTTAATCACTAGCCAAAATATTGGTAAACCCGGTAACAGCCAAAAAATTAATAATATCCAAACTGATGAATACAGTATTGCATTAAATCCTAATACTTTGCCGGTTGCTGGATTTTCAGTTGCTGTCCAAGGTTCCCCGACTAGTTTTGAAGCTGTAAGTGCCACAAGCGTCGGCGAAAGCTACCTTTATCAAGACGACCCAACAAAAGTTGGTCAGTTTAACATCCTTTATCGCAACGATAACAATGGCAATGGAAGTAATAACACTGGATTCTTTACATTCTTTAAACAAGGTTCACTAAGTGCAACTAAGTTTGATATTACTAATGCTATTCCAAACAATTTTATATCAGTTGCTACAAACCACATTACAAATTCAGACCAATGGTTATATAGTTTGAATGTTAATGGTGGCCCACAGACTAAATGGACACCAGTGCCGGCATTACCAGGATCTAATGTTGTGTTTAATAATTTAACTGATAAGAATTTATATCAGATTAATACACTAAACAATGACCAAGTAAATTTAGTATTTGGTGACGGGTCCTTTGCTAATATTCCCCAAGGATCGTTTATATTTTACTACCGCACCAGCAACGGTACAACATTTGCAATAAGCCCAGACGATCTAGCATCTGTGCAAATTGGATTTACTTACATTAGTAAAAATAATACCTTAGAGACACTAACGGTTACTGCTAGTTTAAAATATACGGTAACTAATGCCAACGCGGCACCTAGCTTATCAAGTATTAAAACTTCTGCACCACAGCAGTACTACACACAAAATCGTATGGTAACAGGCGAAGACTATAATATCTTTCCTAAAACTAATTATACAAGCATTCAAAAGATTAAGGCAATTAATCGTACAAGCAGTGGTGTAAGTTTATATCTTGATGCGATTGATCCAACCGGTAGCTACAGCTCAACAAACATTTTTGGTGATGATGGCATACTAACAGCTAACACATTGACTAGCAGTAGTAGTTTTAGTTTCTTAACCAGCAACGATATTTACTCGGCTATATACAATCAAGTTATTCCTGCAATAGATAGCACAGAAATGCGTAATTACTATTACAGTAAATATCCTCGATATAACACAAGTACATCGTTGGGTGGTAATGTAGTATTCCATAGAACTGGATATAGTACATCAACAAGCTGGGGATATCTTGCTAATGTTATTACTGGAAATACATTACAAGTTGGGTCGGGTATCACCGGCAACTTAAAATATATTGCACCTGGTGCAAGTTTGCAATTTACCGCAGTTCCTAACTATTATTTTGATAGCCATCATGCAAACGTTGCTGGCACACCAGCGTTGGGCGCAGATAGTTTAAATCTATATGCAACTGTATCTAGTGTTGTTCCTAATAACAACTTTAGTACACCAAGCCAAATAACATTTGCCACTGTAGTTCCTGATGGTGCTATTTTAAGTGACACTACCCGTACTGGTAAGAACAGTATCATTCCTCCGTATATGAATGATTTACCAATGTCGTTGATACCAACTATTACTAGTCAGATTCAATCAACATTAAACTTTGGATTAACGTACGACCAAGTAAATCAAACCTGGAAGAATGTTCTTCCAGCAGACATTGGAAACAAAACGGCCTGGATCGCAAATGCCACCAAGCACGGCATGAGATTTGATTATAATGCTGGCTTGTATACCATTACATATAAACAAGTAGGTTATTCTTTTGCAAGCGACGGCACCACTAATTTTTATTACGATCCGGCAGTGAGTGTGTACGATAGTACAACAGGATTACCTATCACTGACACCATTAAGGTATTAAAAATTAACGACAAGCCAACTAATCCTGGTGTCCCACTAGGACAAGATATACTTTGGAAAATTTATAATAGTAAAGTTGAACCAGACGGGTATATAGATCAAAATATTGTATTAGTTACATTCCCTGACACACAAATGCCAGGAGTTCCAGATAATCCAGATTTATTTACAGACACAGTTGGAACTGGCTTAACGCGATCAGAATTGTATTTCCAATATAAACATAATGCCCCGGCACGTAGCCGCATTGATCCAACCCCAGTTAATATTATGGATTTATATATTTTAGTGTCGTCATATTCTAGTGCTTATATTTCCTGGTTGCGAGATTTAACCGGAACTATATCAGAACCTCTTCCGCCTACCAGTAGCGGGCTTGAATTAGATTACGCTGGCTTAAACGATTTTAAAACTGTTAGCGATACAATCATTTATAATCCGGCTATTTTTAAACCTTTGTTTGGTGCTAAAGCAGATGCTGGGCTACGAGCACGTTTCCAGGTAGTTAAGAATCCTAGTGTTGGTATTACAGACAATGAAATTAAAACGCAGGTGATTGCCACAATTAATAATTACTTTGATCCTAATAACTGGGATTTTGGCGACACATTTTATTTTAGTGAATTGGCCGCATATTTACACAGTACACTGGCACCTAATATCAGTAGCGTACTTATTGTTCCAAGCAACACCGATTTGGTATTTGGTAATTATTTCCAAATTAATGCCGAACCATGGGAAATTATTACATCGGCTGCAACAGTAAATGATATCGACGTGGTAACAGCAGTAACAGCCGCACAACTAGGTATGCACGGTATTAACTTTGGTTCTACACAATAATGGCACTACTAAACACTATTAATTTTTTACCAGAAGCTTTTCGCACAGACACGAATAAACGTTTCCTTGGTGCTACCATGGACCAGTTGTATACTGGCGCAATAAACACTCCAATTAACGGATACATCGGACGCAAGTTTGCTCCTACATATAAACTAGGTGATAACTATGTGCCCGAATCAATTACATCAAGATCTAATTACCAATTGGAATCCGGGGTAGTAGTAACAGATGAAAATAAAAATATTAAATTTACTGCTGGATACCTGGATTTATTAAATAGCGTTGCAACAAATACTGGTAGCAGTCAGTTATTAACAACAAACCATCAAAGACTATTTTCATCTGACAGTTATAATTACGATGGTCAATTTGATTATGATAAGTTTGTAAATTATTATAATTACTATTGGTTACCCAATGGCCCGGCTTCTGTATCTCTTTCAACTAATCAAGTTCCGTATCAAGCTACATATGAAGTAACACGTAGCACTTCAGTTGGCGGATATACATTCACTGGCATAGGCCCGCACCCTAATACACAACTTACATTGGCACGTGGCGGAACATATACATTTAAAATTAATCAACCAAGTTTTAAATTCTGGATACAAACTAGTCCTGGTACGTCCGGTCAAGATCCCAATATTTCTACAGTCACAACTCGTCAGGTATTTGGCGTAACTAACAACGGCACTGACAGCGGAGATATTACATTTAAAGTTCCGTTGGCAACAGCGCAAGACTTTTATGTTAACATGCCAATTATTAGACCTACTACCGGTAGCACCGATGCCGCAGTGGCATTTAAATATACAGATATACAAAATCAATTACTAAGTACCTTCATAAGCAAATTTCCAACAGGATTGGATGGTATTAACAATAACTTACAAAACAAAACTATTGTATTTGTAGGCGGCCAAGTTGCGGACACAGATTGGACTACCCCAACAGATCCGTTGCCGCCAGATTTAGCTACAGGTAAAGCAAACCCAAATGCCAATCCAGTTACTGGTATTATTCCTAAAGCAACTAGATCAAATATCTGGCGCCTTAATATAGTACGTATTAGCGCAACCGATTCAGTACTTCAGATTGTGCCTGACACTCAAATACAACCTCAGCAAAAAGTTTTTATTTCGTCTGGCCAGACTTATGCAAGTAATCAGTTTTGGTTAGATAATAACATGCGTTACCAGATTGTGCCGGTAATGACAGCCAGCGTTAATTATCTATATTACCAAGATAGTAGTAACCCTCAATTTACAGGGCAAATAAAATTAGTTGATAATTCAACGAGTACCATTGATGTACCCAATGATATTATTGGTAGTGCAGGATATACCAGCCCCAATGGAGTAATTTTTGCCAATGGGATGAAAATTCATTTTGATAGCTCTGTTACTCCAAGTACATACACTAACAAAGATTACTATGTTGAGGGAGTTGGCACAGGCATAGACCTGGTCCCAGTTGATGAATTAATTGTACCAGAATCATTTGGTCAAAACATTAACAAATCTCCTGATTACATTACAATTAATAGAGCTAGTCAAGACCGTAACCCATGGTCGCGATACAATCGTTGGTTCCATCGAGATGTAATTACGTCTACTGCCAAGTATAATAATTCTGTAGCAGACTACGGAAATGACATATCTGCACGACGTAGCATTATTGAATTTGAACCAAATTTACAATTATTCAATTATGGTCAACAAGCAACTACATCGGTTAGTTATATTATAACTACGCCAACCGATGCGTTCAATGATTACGAGGGTAAAACAACAGCATCAATTGATGGTATTCACTTGGTCAATGGCGATACTATTGTGTTTGCCAAAGACTTTGATACTGCTATTGTAAACGAAGTATGGGAAGTACAGTACCAAAGTATTATTAATAGCCCGTATCTGACCCTAAACAAAGTAGCGTCGGATCCAGTATTACCTGGACAAAATGTACTAGTTACAAAAGGTTCCCACAAAGGATATACTTTTGCATTTGATGGAAGCACATGGACACAATCTCAACAGAAGACCAATGTTAATCAAGCACCACTGTTTGATATTGTAGATAATGATGGTTATAGCTTTAGTGATATAACGGTGTACCCAGGCACCACATTTGCCGGTACTAAATTCTTTAATTACGCAGTTGCTACTTCCGGTACCAATGATAGCCTATTAGGATTTCCGTTAACATACCAAACATTTAATAATATTGGTGATATTGTTTTTAACAACTACTACGATACAGATTCTTTTTCAACCAGTAACGGAAAAATTAGTGTTAATACCGGGTACCTTGTTAAAAATATCGGATTAGACAAAACAGAAAAATTAACTAACTGGGCAACATCGGCTGAACCCACATTACAATTTCAAGTATTTACAAAATTCTTTGATGGGTACGTAATTGAATTAAATGGAGTACAAACTGCGTTTGTACAAATTGATGTATTACCGGTTGACGAACAAACAGTACCACACCTTAAGGTTTATCTAAATAATAAGTTGCTAGTCAACGAAATGGATTATAAACAAATAAAGTATGGTGTGTATCACGCAATCGTCTTTACGACTATACCAGCAATCAATGACAAAATTGATGTCAAGATTTTTAGCACAGAATCAAGTAAACTTGCATATTATGAAGTTCCGGATAACTTAGATTTAAATCCATTGAATGAAAACTTTAAATCTATTACGTTGGGTCAACTTAGAACACACTATAATAAATTAATAGAAAACACAACATCTGATCCTAGTAACCCAATACCAATACAGGACAACTATCTTAAAGATCAAGGTGGTACGTTGCGCCAGCATTCGGCACCGTTGGTTTACGCATTATCGTTTTTAAACGACCCAACAGTTAGTTTTGTTGATGCAATAACATTGGCCAAAAAAGAATATACAAAATTTAAACATAAATTTTTAACTTTATGTAATACAACTTCAAACATAAACTACAATAACCCATCAATTGGTGTAGACGTTATATTACAAAATATTAATTCTTTAAAGAATTCTAGTTTTCCGTGGTATTACAGTGACATGGTTCCGCAAGGCAACGGATTTTCTACAGTGACCTATACTGTACTGAATGCTCGTCAGGTAAACTACGAAATTAATTCTTTATTTAATAACACAATATTAAGCAATCGTGCTGTGCTAGTGTATGTAAACGGAATACAACAAACAGTTGGAGTAGACTATACTTTTAATAAAATTAGTCCTACCATTATCTTTACTCGAGAATTTGCTGCCGCAGACGTAGCAAATAAAACTCAAATTGTTATCAGAGATTATGGTAATACCGACGGCAATTACATTCCGGAAACTCCAACCAAGCTAGGGCTATATCCAAAGTTTCTTCCAGAAATATATTTAGATAATACATATCAAACACCTACAATGGTTATTCGTGGACACGATGGTAGCATAACACCTGCATTTGGAACTTACGATCAAACTACTGGCATATACACCAAGGACTTCCGCGACGACTATCTATTAGAATTGGAACGTCGTATCTACAACAACATTAAAGCCGATTACAATAACAATGAAATTGATTTATACAATACTATTCCTGGAAGATTTAGAAAAGGGGATTACAGTCTAACTGAATTTAATCAAGTAATCTCACAAAGTTTTATGAACTGGGTAGGCACTAATAATGTTAATTATACAGAAAATAAATTCTACGATGTTAATAACCCATGGACCTGGAACTACGGTAGCTGTCCAGATGTAATTGACGGATCTAATCTACAAGGATCATGGAGAGCTATATATAACTATTGGTTTGACACAGATACGCCTAACTTAACTCCTTGGATTATGCTAGGATTTAGTAGCAAACCACTATGGTGGGAAAGTCGTTACGGAAACGGACCGTATACTAGCGGAAACATATTACTATGGGAAGACTTAGAATCAGGCTACATATGGAATGACGGTGCGCCGTATACTGATGATAGATTTGCTCGTTCAGGGTTGACTAAATTTATCCCAGTAGACTCTGCGGGTAATCTAATAGACCCAACACAAATTCCGTTAATTAAAAAATATCATTCATCTACTTCGAGTGATGCATTTTCTTCGGGTCAACACAGCCCCGCCGAAGTGGCATGGCGTCGTAGCAGTGATTATCCATATTCTGTACAATTAACACTAGCATTACTTCGTCCAGCTCAATATTTTGCTACACAATTAGATACAAGTCGTTTCTTTAAGAGCCCGCAAACTGGACAATTTTCTAATGCTTCTAATAGAAAAATTGCACCAAACTTATTAACAGTTAACGGCAACAGCGCCAGTGGCACAGTCGATCGCACCAGTGGATATATCAATTGGATTGCCGATAGTATTAAAAATACCGGCATCGATCCAATCTCTACACTGACTAGTTATTTTACCAATACCTCGGTCAAACTAAATTATAAGGTTGGTGGCTTTACTGACAAATCAATTATCACAGTAAGTGCTGAACAAACAAGTCCCGGTAGTACTAGTGGTAGTGTGATCATCCCAGACACCAATTACAATATCTATTTAAACAAATCGGTTCCGGTTGGATCAGCAGTATATAGTGCAGTAATTGTTGAAAAAACTACCACTGGGTGGAGTGTAACTGGGTATGACCCAACAAACCCGTTCTTTACTATTATACCAAGCATTGCAGATAATAAGAAACAGCCACTTACGGTCAATGGATTAACAATTAGTTTATATCAAAGTAGTGAAAGCTCTGTTTCGGTTATTCCGTACGGTACTGTATTTTCTAGTATACAGCAGGTAGCAGATTTTATCGTAAGTTACCAACGATATTTAACGGCAATTGGATTCCAACTTGATACGTATAACACAGATTTGCAAGAAGAGCAGAACTGGTTACTAAGTATTAAAGAGTTAATGTATTGGAGCCAGCAGGGGTGGAATACTACTTCGGTTATTGTGTTAAATCCAGTAGCAACATCGTTGACATTGTTAACTGCGGGAGTAATCGTTGATGAAGTTACAAATACTTCCAATGGTAATAAAATATTAGATCAAAATTTTGCTCCTATTAAAAATAACAATTTTAATATTGTAAGAACTAATAGTGCAGTTAATGGAAACCGTTTTAAGATATCTACCTTAAATGGAACTACAATTTGTTACGCAAAGTTAAACGTAACAGCATACGAACATGTATTAGTATTTGACAATGTTGATGATTTTGGCGATATTATTTATATTCCATCAACTGGAACACGGCAGAGTCGTTTAAAAATAGCAGGAACTAAAACTGGGGCATGGGATGGCTCATTGAGTGCCGCCGGCTATATCTATAGCGACCCAAATATCGATGTGTGGCAGTCCGGAAGAGACTATAATTTAGGAGACGTGGTACAATATAATAATTTTTATTATACCGCTACTCAAAAAATATCTGCAGGCGCAAACTTTATTCCTACACTATGGACACAAATTCCTTACGATAGTATCCAGAATGGTTTATTGCAGAGCTTTGGATTAAATGCACAACAATTTTCTAACTTCTACGATGTAGATAATCCTCCTACAAACGAAACATTACAAAAATATTCTGCAGGATTATTAGGATTCCGTCAACGACAATACTTAACTGACCTAGGTATTAGTATTCCTACACAAACAAAATTTTACCAAGGGTATATTAAACAAAAAGGCACAATGAATGCAATTACAGCATTAACTAAAGCCAATTTTAATAACGTCAGTGGTGAAATTAGTGTATACGAAGAATGGGCATTTAATGTTGGTAAGTATGGAAATCTAAATAATAATATCTATAAAGATTTTATCTTAGACCAAAGTGTATTTAATACTAACCCAGCGGTATTTACGTCTGCTGGCACATATAGTGCCGCTAATGTTATTGTTAGCTTAAACGGCAACGCATTATGCACAAATTCAAATGTGTATACCGCAAGTAATACATTAGTAACAACTACCTCATTATATAGTAATCGCGTTGATCCAGTTTATATGACAGATTTACCAGACGTCGGTTACGTAAATTTAAATGATGTTGACTACACAATATTTGATATTACAAAACCCGAATTAGATCTTACTGCACTAGGTGCAGGCGACTATGCGTGGGTAGCAAAAGACATTGAGAATAATTGGAATATTTTAAGAGTCAATGAGTCCAATTTAACAGCCGAATCTCTAACATATATTCTTGATTCAAATGCTCAATTAACATTTAACTATACACATACATTCAGTGTTGGTGATATTCTTGTGTTAAAATACTTTAGCTCGGCATTTGATGGAGTATATGAAGTTATTGGTGTACCAAATACAACAAACGTTATTATTCAAATTGATAATACACGCCTAGACAAATTAACATCAATAAGTCCTCTACAAACATTAATAAGAGCATTGACTATTACCGGATCAGGGATAGTATATACATTAGATAGTGCTAAAATTAACTCATTAAGTGACTTTAAAAATCACACCATTCCTAAGAATGGCTGGATAACTGGCGATACGGTATGGGTAGACAATGCATCAGTGGACGGGTGGGGTGTTTATACATTTAAACAACCATGGTCTACTAAGAATCGTAGCCAGGTAACTGGTAATATATCTACTGCTGGACAATTTGGTTCCGCAGTAACTATTAGTTCAGACAATACTTACATATTCTCAGGTAGTCCTGGCAGCAAGCAAGTATTTGTAACGCCAATAACAACAGGATCTACACAAACATTAACATCGATTGATTCTAACTTTGGTACAGCAATTGACAGCCGAGGAAATTTATTAAGTGTAGCAAGTAGCTCTAATGTTTATATCTATCGTCAAAACGGTAATGTAATTACAGCACTACAAACTATTACCGGCGCAAACTTAGTTGGCAATGTAACAAGCATTTCAATGAGCACCGATGGAAATATATTAGCCATTGGCGGCAACACATCTGTGCATATTTACAAAGCAAATACTACCCCAAGTTCAGCAAATGTAAAATATGTATTAGCCAACGTAATTCAAAATACTGGATCAACCACTAATATAGTTAAAACAAATGCCACTGGTAATGTAGTAATCATCGGTGCACCATACGCTACCAATGGCAACACACAAGCTGGAAATGTTTATGTGTACGGTGGAAACTTAATTACAAACGCATTTAGTAAAACGCAATCAACACTAACCAGCCAGTACAACAATCAAAGTGCCAACTTTGGTGCAAGTATAGATATTGATAGCACTGGTACTAATTTATATATTGGTGTTCCTGGATCCTTAAAGTCTGGCATTGCAAACGGCGTAGTTGAACGTTACACACTAGGCGGAAATACCTATACGTTTACAGAATCAATTGCACACCCTGCTAACGAAATTGGAAAATTTGGCACTAGCATCAGTGTAAGTGCAAATGGAAATGTATTGGCTGTTGGTAGCATCGGTTCTCCTGCAGAAGAACATACTACGTTTGACGATGATGAAACTGTAATCGATTCAGACACTACAAACTTTGTTGATTACATTTATAACAGTGGCGCAACATATTTGTTTGAGCCAATTGGTAACTCATATGCTTACATACAAGAATTAGAAGCACAGTTAGCTAATAATGATAATTATGGGTTTGCTATTGATGTTACTAGCAATGTAATAGTTGTTGGTGCTCCTGGTACAACAAATAATTATGGTGCCGGCTACGTGTTTAAGAATTCTACATCAGCAAAGGCGTGGAATCAAACAAGAACACAAATGCCAATAGTTGACATTGACAGTATTGGTCGCACATTAATTTATAACAAAAACAATGATAATTTATTAGCCGCATTAGACTACATTGATCCAGCAAAAGGAAAAATATTAAATGCATTTGGTCAAGATATTGACTTCCAAAGAGGAACCGATCCTGCCCTGTATAATGCAGGAACCAATGTTGTAAATCAAACAATACATTGGGGACCAAATCAAGTAGGAACAATTTGGTGGAACTTAGATACTGTTCGTTATATTAATTACGAACAAGATGCATTAATTTATCGATTAAACCATTGGGGCGACCAGTTCCCGGGATCTAGTGTTGACGTATACCAATGGATTGCAAGTAGCCAATTACCTAGTGATTACACCAGTGATGGTGTACCAATGTATCCAGACAATTCGTCATATAGCACATATGGATATGTTACACCTAACGGTGTAGTTAACGCCACTTATTATTATTGGGTTAAAAATATTCAGACTGTAGATAAATCTAAACATAACAGCATTTACAGTATTGCTGAAGCTATTAAAAATCCGCAGAGCCAGGGTATTCCTTATACGGCTGTATTGCGTAATGATACTGTGGCAGTATACAATGCCAGCCACACATTAGTTGGACAAAGTAGCGTAATACAACTTGGTGCATCAAATGTACAAGCGAAGCAAACAGCGTTGGTCCACAGCGAATATGCATTAGTACAAGAAGGCAACCCAACTAGCCAATTACCAGAAAATATTATTGCTAAAATCAATGATAGTTTATCAGGAATTGATCGCGACGGAAATCCGGTCCCAGATCCTGCGTTGCCACCTGGTAGACGTTACGGACTTTCTATCCGTCCAAGACAGTCAATTGTTATTGACGTCGTTACAGCATTATATAATGTAATCACATTAGTAAATGCAAAATTATTAGCATACCCAGTAACTCAACGTAAGGTTATGACTATTCTTAATAGTAGCGAGCAGTATCCTGTTTCTAGTCTAAGTACTTACTTGATATCAGTTGAAACGTTTGATGAGCTTGGCTACGTAGATACTAATTTAATATCTTCAGGATATTCTGTACTAGTTAAAAGCGATAGTAACAATCTTACTAAGTGGGCAATTTATACATGGGATGGCACAAATTGGTCAGTAGCAACTCGCCCAAATGGATCACCTTGGGTACAAACTTATAAAACTAATTTATATTGGCAATATGCTGATTGGTATGATAAGTTTGT